TAATCCGCTGAACGTGTACCGGCAGTAATAGCTGTCCGTGATAAATACCAACTTCTCGCCGTCCCGATTGGCCATAAGGAACCCGAGCGGCTGCTCGGCGTCGTGCTCCACGTCGAACGGCATGATCGTCCACGTCCCGATCTCGAACTGCCGTTTCGGCTCAATCGTCTTCACACGATGCCCGCTGAGCCCCCGGGCGGCGATGGTGCCTGAGCTGGCGTAGACGTCGACGCCGGTCTTCGCGAGGTCCGCGACCGCCCGGGAGTGGTCCATGTGCTCATGGCTGATCAGGACGCCCGCAAGGCGCGAGACGCGGAAATCCAGCGCCTTGCGGATGTCTGCGAATCGTATGCCGGCCTCGATCAACAGCTCTGTACGGCCGTCCGTGACGTGGTAGCAGTTGCCGGCGGACGAGCTGGCGATAGAACGAAACCGAATCATCAGAATCCCGGTCCATCGCCGGCCGCCACAGGTTCGCCGAAGTCGAAGGCGCTCTGGCCGTCGTCGAAAGGTGCGCCGGCATTGGAATTAGCTTGCTGAGAACTCGTTTGCGCCGGTTCTTCCGATGCAGTGTCATAAGATGCCGGATCATTAGGTGCCGGACCGACGGCGTCACTCACCTGGTAGTCGTCGATGTCAATCGGCGTCTTGTTGGCGTTCGCAGCGATTTCCTCGGCCACAGCCATCGCCTCGTAATCCTGTTCAAGCTGCTTCAGCCGGCGATAGTCGGCATCGATCTTCTCGCTGTCGATCGTCAGGTCGTTGTAGGCGGCCCGGAAGACCGTCTTCCAGCACATCTTCTCGAACCAGCCTTCAACATGCTCGGTTCCAACCTTCTTGTTTCTTCCCGTCTGAGGGTCCTTTTCCCAGATGTCTTTCTCGCCGCCCCAGAACTCAGGGGAAGCGTGTGCCGGTTTCCGTTTGAGGATTTCCTTCAGCGGCATCACGACAAGCTTGTTCTTGCGCGGATTGTTCTCGTAGTAGTGGAAGTAGAATCCGCCTTGCAGTTCACCGCGGTCAAACGGATTCTTGATCTCGAATTCGTACCCATCGCCCGGGTTTCGGAAATCCCCCTTGATCACGCGGAAATGGTCATTTGAATAGACTAGTTCCACGACAACAGCTGTCGGCATATCAAGGGCATATTTCTCGGCTTTCAGCTCAAGGCCGCGGTACCCTTCGATGAAGGCGAGTTCATACTTCCCGGTGTGGTTGTTCTTGAAAGGGACAAGTGCGACATGGTTCTTCTGCATCGGGTCAAGTCCGATCCGGGCGGCTGCTACTACCGCTTGAGCAACCGATTCCAGATTTACGTTTGCCCATGTGACCGGTACCGGATCGCGCCTGTTCTCAGGCTTGCGCATGCGCGCCGCCTCAGCGTTTTTCAGGGCTGCATCAGCCGCGATGAAGTAGTTCTGAGCGAGGCGCCGTTGGAAGTCGGAGAGGGCAATTTCTCCGACTCCCCCGCTAAATTCCGCAATGACGCGGTTGGTAAAGCGAACGGAAGCCGGTTCTTCCGTTTTCGCGATTTGCTGTTGGTTGCTCATGGATTACACAACCTCCTTGATTTGTGCTTTTTCCGTTTCCACCCGTAACTGCTTGTCCGCCGCCGATACGATCAGGCGGATTTGCTGCCCCGGCGTGTCCAGCGGGCGCGTGATCGACTCGGCATTGTCCAAGAAGATCGGGGCCGCGATGCCGTAGTGCTCGGACAGCGTCGTGATGATGTCGAGGCCGACGTTGTGGCGGGAAGCGTTGTTCAGGCTGCCGTAGGGCACGCCGTCGACCGTGACCTCGCACGTTTCCTCGAGGCCGCCGTGCAAAAGTTGGTTGAAGAGTTTGAACCGAGCCATCCGGAACTTCGAATTGATCCGGTTTTCCAGCAGATCGACCTTCGCCCGGGTGAACTCGTCGAGCAGATGCAGTTCGTGCTCAAGCCGTTCGAACTCGGCGGCCAGTTCCTTCTCCTGCTGCTCCAGTTCGGCGATCCGGGCGTCCTGCCGGCGAACAAGATCAAACTTCGAGCGCTTCGATTCGAGCAGTTCCAGCTCGTTCCGCAGCTTGGCGATCTCCAGCCGAACAGCGTCAAGCGCGCTCAGGTTGGACGACCGCAGCGCCGCGATCTCAGTTTTGACGGCCTCAAGCTCCTGCTGCTTCTTGATGTACCGCGGTTCGGCTGTCACGTCCGTCATGCCGGCTTGAAGCTCCGCCAGTTCCTTATCGGCGGCTTCGACGGCCGCCCAGCGCGGCCCGCGGACTTCGAGCAGCTCGGCCAGCACCCGTTCGTGCTCGGCCTTTTCTTGAGCCAACCGCTGTGCTTCGGCGACTTTTGCCTTCCCGCGCTGGTTGATCGCCTCCAACCGCTCGGCCTTGCGCCGGTTGAACTCGGCCTCTGCCTTCTGCCGGGCGGCAGCGACTTGCTCTTCCGGCAACGCCTGCCCGCACGTAGGGCAGTTGGCATCGCCGCAACTCGATGCATCGAACTGCTCAGCGTTGACCCGGCGCCATTCTTCGCGAAGATGCTCGGCTTCCGCCTTGAGCGCGGCGATCTCACGCTCGGTCGCCTCGATGCGGCGCCGCCGTTCCTGGATTCCGTAGTCCGCTTCTTCTGCGCGCCGGCGCAGCTCTGCGATTTCCTGCCGTTTCTCGGCCAGCTTGTCCAGCGTGCCGGCCTGCAGCTCGTTCTTGAGCGCCAGCAGTTCGCCCTCAATCTCGCGCTGGCGCTTCTCCTTCTCGGCAATTTCGCCGCCGTTCTGGATGCGCTGCAGCTCAGCCTGCTTCGCCTCGATCTGGACCTTCAGGTCGTCGATCTTCACCTGCAGCTCGTCCTCGCTGTACCCGCTGACGTCCGGCTTCGCGCGGTTCGCTTCGTCGATCCGGTCCGGGATGCGCTCGAGCTCATCGTTGATCTCCTTGCGACGAGCCAGCACCACTTTGCGATGCTGTTCGATCGTTCGGCCGCCCAGAATCGCCGGCAGGTCCGCCAATTCCGCGCGCGACGCGATCACTTCGTCGTCCTTCAGGTCGCCGCAGACCGTCAATAGGGTTTTGCGGCGGTCCTGCCACTTCATGACCTCATTGAAGTAACGCGGATCCGTCAGCAGACGGAAGATGTCTTCATCGACGATGGCGGCGACGGATGCCTCATATTCGCCCTTCTTAACGGGCACACCGTCGACGAAGTAATCCGTCGTGTGCCCCGAAAACACGGCCTCCACTCTGCCGCGGGTCTTTGTCCACTTCTCGCGATATACTTTCCGAAGTGTTGTCCTCCGGCCATCAACCAGCAGCATTCCCTCGACTTCGTGCTCGAGGTTGTGAATCGGCGTGCCGTCCGGCCGCAGCGTCTTGATTTCAAAGTTGCCCGTGCTCTTGTTCTCGCTGTCCTTGTCGAAGAGAAGCCAGTTCCAGGCGTCGAACAGCGTGGTCTTGCCCGCAGCATTGTCTCCGTAGACGTTCACGTTTGCGCCGCGGGCATCCAGCGTGAAATCCCGGATGCCCTTGAAATTGCGCAACACCAACCGTTCCAGAACGATCTGCTTCATCGAACCCCTCCTTGTTGCCACTCCCCGTCCGTGGTAAAATGGCGGTAATTGAACGTTTTGCAGATGGCCCGCCTGCCCGCGGGTCATTCTTCGTTTTCGCAGTCTTCGCAGAGTCGCGGGAAACCTTCCGGTTCGCCTTCTTCGATGTAGCCGCCACAACGATTGCACAACGTTCCGTCCAGCATCATGTCGGCTATGTCGCCCATTGGATCACCTTCCTTTCGTTGGTTTGGCGGGCAGTTGCTGCCCGTGATGCGTCAGCCGCATCGTGGAGCGCTCGAAGTCATCGGTGCAGGGGGTGGGACACCTCGTTCGAACGCTCTACGACGGGGCCGACGGCCCCTATGCGACGCCATTCTCAATCGCGGCGTCAAGTTCCGCGTTCAGAATTCGTTGCTGGTCCGGTGTTTCGTGATACCGGACCCGTTCGAGATGCGTCCGGATCGTCTCTGCGATCTCGGCCAGGTCATCGTCCGTGACTTGCAACCGAACCGTCGTCCCAGCGCCGGAGATCACCAACTCCGTAGGGTCCCAGCGATCTTCCGGCTTCACTTTCACGTGAACGATATCTCTTGAAAGATCGACCGTAAATTCCGGCATCGTCATGCTCCTTTCTTCTGCTGGAGTTCAGCGACTGCCCGACACAGGCGGGCGAACGTGCTGTCCGAGACCGCTTCAGGGTGGACGCAGTGCCGACCGTTCGCCAACGTCTCCCGGACAGCCTCCTCGACCGTGAGCCCGCGGCACATCACCCGGGCGAAGGCCATTGTGACGGCTGCCTGTTCCGCCTTCTTCGAGAGCCAGCGGAACTTCATACATGCCGTTCCCTTTCCCGGTGGAATCGTGGTATAATGGACACGAAGAGCTTTCCAAAATGCATCTTCCAGAACGTCCGGCCTGCCCGCCGGGCGTTTCGCTTTTCTTCCTCCGCGAACCTGATCATTCGCTCCAGATACGCTTCCATGTCCGCGAGTTTGGCCTGATCAATCCTGTCCGGATGCTTCCGGATCCAGCGCAGATTGTGCCGCGCCCTCCGAGCTGCCGCCTCAGCTTCACGCGCCAGTGTTTGTCTGTCCAACTTGCTCCCCCTCCTCATTGAGCGGTATAGCCGGCTTCCAACGATAACCGGATGCTTTGATCCTGCGATTGAGCTCCGCTTTGTACCGCATCAGCCGTTCGAATCGATACCGGTTCCGCATGTGTTGCGGCCGCCGGTCGGTTGCATACGTTGCCGCTTTTCGCGTGTAGAACTGGATGCGACGAATATGTTCGATCATGTCATCACTCCTTTCTCAACCCATCCCCGTCATGCTGAGAATGGTTTGCATGATAGTGAGGCCGTCAAGCCCGCAGAAGTACGCCACCATCACTTCATGCGCGTTCGTCTCGCGGAGCCAGCGCAGGAAAATCGACGCCGTCGGCTCCTTCGAACCAGTCTCGAATTTCGAAATGTCCGACTGGTTGTAGTGGAGCCGATCAGCTAATTCCTCCTGGCTGAGTCCGGCCCGGAGGCGCACGGCTTTCAAAATTGCACCCAAATCGCCTTTCACGTTCACCCCCCCTTCAAACCGGTTTGCCAACCGTCATTTCTCGGCATTCCTCCATTTGGTAGAATGGAATCAATATGTAAAAGGAGGCCGATGCCGTGAATTTCTACCTTGTCGCCTATGTGTTGCAGAACCACGAAGAAGCCTTCGAAAGCATGTTCTATTTGCTGAATTCAAAAGGAAAAGCGATTCAAGTTAACAAGCATGCGATCATCCTCGCCAGTGAATTAAGCGCTCAGGAAATTCATGATGCCGTTCGCGATCATGCCGAATTCTATGATGAATGGATCATTACAAAGCTTGATAAAGATGAGTTCATCGGCCGATCAGCAAAGGTGGAGTTGGTCAACCGTTTTCTGCGCAATCACGGCTTCAGATGAGCGCCAAATTCTCCGGGCGGATGCGCTGCCATATAGCTTGCAGCTCGCGCCTTCTCTTCTTCGCTGAGTTCGGGGACCGCAACATCGAATTTGATAATTCTTGTGTTGCAACGCGGGCAGGCATCTTCTTTGGCGCGCCTATCCATGCAGTAAGGGCAAATCCAAACCGGGACCGTATTCACCGTATCACCCCTTTCAATCCGACATTCCATCCCGGAATAGTGCAGGGACGAAAAGCGTTGTATATTTGATGTGGCCCAACCCTACACCATCCCTGTGCCGCCAGCTCGCGTTGGGCTGGCGGGCTTTTTGCTATGCTCAGGCGACCGAATCGCCGCGGCGACAATGGCTTTACGACGGTCAATATTCACGGTCAGGCCCCCTTCTTCTCTTGGGCCTTCTGCTGCGCCAGCTTCCTATTGATCTCCGACATGATCTTGTGCAGCTTGTCCCAGGCTTTTGGGGAGAGTCCGGGATTGTGCGGTGCTCCGTTCTGAGACATGTTGATCGCTCCTTTCATGCGGTTTCCGCCTCGTTGGCAGAGGATGAATGTGTATAAGTTTCTTGTACTTTTAGGCCAGAAAAAAGAACATTGACGTCACTCCCCAACAATTCAGCAATTTTGAAAGCATCCGTTAAGGACGGGGATGAATGACCATTTTCCCAATTGCTAATAGTAGACTTTTTGCAACCAAGTAACTCAGCCAAGCGTTCTTGGGTAAATCCCTTTCTCTTTCTCGCTTGGATAAGAGCCATGTTTTTCATGCTTTTATCACCTCCATGTATAAGTTTCTTGTACTTTTACTTGAGATTATATGTACAAGAAACTTGTATGTCAACACAAAAATATGATTTTCTTGTACTTATCTTTTTTATTATTCGCAATGGTGTACAATATATTTGTACTTTTTGTAGGGGAGGAACCTTTGTTGTTCAAGCCAGAACGTTTAATTGAATGGAGGAAAAAAAGAAAATTTACACAAGAGCAATTGGCTCAGAAAGTAAAAACAACTAAAGGGACTATTAGTAATTATGAAAATGGTCACAGTACCCCCCCGCACGAAACATTAGTAACAATAGCGGATGTTTTGGGTGTCTCTACCGACTACCTCCTCGGACGCACTGACGATCCTACGCCGCCCAAGGAAAGAGATAAACCATATTACGCGCTCACCGAGAAAGACAAGCGCGATATTGCAAAAGACTTAGAAAAAATAATGAATGACCTCGAAGTTCACGAGTCAATGGCATTCTATGGCGAACCGATGGACGATGAGACGCGACAATTGATAAAATTATCCTTAGAAAACTCAATGAGGCTGGCAAAGGAGATGGCGAAGAAAAAATATACGCCGAAGAAGTATAGAAAGGGTGAAAGTGAATGAGCGAACAGATATTGAACAAGATACTGGAAAAACTTGAATCGTTGGAATCCGAAGTGAAGGAAATCAAAGCACATACCATTGAGATACCATATATCAGACAAGCCGTCCTTGAAACCAATGAAGCCGTAAAACGCCTCGAAGTCGCTCAACGAAAAACCGAATCAGAGTTAAATAACCACTCATACAGCATCGACATTCTAAACCGCGAACAGCTTTATCTTAAAACAGAAATCGAAAAACTGAAAAACCGGTAATATGGCAGCACGGAGGGGATCATCATTAGAACAATCAAACATATCGTCTCTCAGATGGTTAAGAAGCATAAAACGAATGACCCCTTTTGCATTGCAGAACAGAAAAACATCATGATCCTTTTCAATTACCTGGGCGAAACGCTCGGTTTTTTTTCAACCTATAAGCGCGCCAAATTTATCCACATCAACAACATGTTGAACAGGCCGTTGAAGCGTTTTGTGTGCGCTCACGAACTCGGACATGCTATATTGCATCCTGGCATAAATACGCCGTTTTTGAAAGCGAATACGTTGTTCTCAATTAACCGCCTTGAGCGAGAAGCAAACGAATTTGCGGTTGAACTCTTAATGCCTGATGATTTGATAAAGGAGTATAATACTATTCAAGAAGCCGCGGCGGCCTGCGAGGTGCCGTTTGAAATTACTCAGTTGAAACGGTTTTTTTGACATACATAAGAGAGCAAATCCCCGAGCCGATCGGGAACGTGAATGGTGATTTTGATTGAAGCGAATTTTTTACATTTCATTATCCTTGTTCCTATTTGTTATCGGTTGTTCACAAGAGAAAATTTCAAGTGATGGTTATAAGAAATTCGAAAACGAAGAAATTTCATTTGAGTATCCTGCTGATTGGGTAAAACAGGATTTATCCTCACTTAATATGGATACTTCAACAATTAAAGCGGCGTTCTTTTCTAAGAACACTAAAAATAATGTAAATGTGGACATACAAGAGCATGCGGTTTTGGCGCCTTCCGCTGAATATACTGCCAATTTGACGGTTGATCAGCTTATACTTTTCGGCGAAACATGGGGGATGAGTGATTTTAAAAAAATAAAGTATGAGGATCGAGATTATAACGGCCTTAGAGCAGGAATTTTGTATGGTGAGTATAAAATTTCGCAGACAGGCCAGAAAGTTTTCTATGCTGCATATATAGTGCCTTCTGGTAATAAGACTTACACATTATCATATACATCGTTCACTGCAAGTGAATTTGACGATGTATTTAACGAATCAAATAGAATGTTCAATTCCTTCAAAATTAAGTGAAAAAGGACAGCCCCCACTCGGGCTTTTTCTTTTCCGCAGCAAACCAAACATACATTCTTACAGGAGGTAATCATGCGTGCAGCACTTTATATACGAGTTTCAACGGACGAGCAGGCCCGCGAAGGTTTTTCTATCGACGCGCAAAAAAGGAAACTTCTCGCCTACGCCGAATCCCAGGATTGGGACGTGACGAGCATATTGGTCGATGACGGGTATTCGGCGAAGGACCTGAATCGGCCGGCCATGCAGGAACTTTTGGAAAAGGTGCGGGGCGAGGAAATCGACGTCGTGCTCGTGTTCAAACTGGACAGGCTCACGCGGTCGGTCAAGGATTTATACCACCTTCTGGACGAGTTTGCACGCCATGATGTGGGCTTTCGGTCATCTCAGGAGCAATTCGATACAACTACGACGATGGGGCGGGCCATGCTGGGGATTCTCGGCATTTTTGCCCAATGGGAGCGCGAAACGATTGCCGAGCGCGTGCGGATGGGTATGGAACAGAAAGTGCGAGAAGGGAAAAAGCCCGGTGGGAAATATCCCTATGGGTATGACCGAGATGGCAACCTGATCCCAGAGGAAGCAGAGACCATTCGGCGCGTTCGCGAGCTGTATATGAAGGAAAACCTTTCATTCCTTAAAATCGCTGAACGGCTGAACCAGGAAGGGAAATTGCGCCGCGGCTACGAATGGACCCGAAACACCGTCGCACTGACGCTGGAGAATCCGTTTTATGCGGGAATCATACGGTTCGGGACAAAGATGAAAAATGGAAAATACCCGCAGCGCAAACGGGAACTGCGGGTGGATGTAATCGACGTTCCGGGCGATCAAGAGGCAATCTGGACTGTCGAGGAGTACGAGGAGCACTTGCGGCTGATGCGGATGCGAAGCGAGGGAAATCATTCGAGGAAGCTGGACTATTTATTCAGCGGTCTGCTACGCTGCGGCCGTTGTGGAAGCACGATGTTCGGCCGCCTTACGACGAAACGAAGCCTGCGAAACGGCGAAATCGTCAGAAACCCGTATTACATGTGTAGCAGGCGCCGGGACAGCAAAACCTGTGATATGCCGATGTTCCGGCAGAAGCACGTTGAGCATCTAATCATGAAGCACATCGAATCGATTCGTCTGGACAAATCGAAAATTGAACTGAAGCAAGATCAGACGGAGCTGAATCGGAAGATCCGACGGGTGAATAGCGACCTGAACCGGATCAGGGAGCGCAGAAAACGCTGGCAGTATATGTATGTGAACGAGCTGATCTCTGAAATAGAGCTGCGAAGGCATCTGGATGAGGAAAAAGAACAGGAGGAGAAGCTCTTGCGGGAGCTGCAGGAGCTGGAAAACCAGAAGAAAGAGGAGTTCGTTTACCCGGCCAAGTTGCTGGAGATCATAGACGTCTGGGATAAGATAGGGAACCAGGAAAAAAGGGAGCTTCTCCTGACAATCTTCGACGAGATCACCCTGCACACGAACGAGACCATTGTAAAAGGCGTGAAAAACCGATTTTTCCCTGCGTGGGTAGATATACGGTACAAATGAGTGTCATTTTGTACTATACGCTGAGCCGTCATGACCGGTGTTCATCGCCTGAAGCATGTCCAGGGCTTCGCCGCCGCGCACTTCGCCGACGATGATCCGGTCGGGCCGCATGCGGAGCGAAGCTTTCACCAGCGCGCGGATCGGAATCT